CGTCTACAACCTCGCGCGGATCGGTTGCACCCAAGACGAGATCGCCGTCATCGTCGGATGCTCGAAGCCGACGCTCCGCAAGCATTGCTCTTCCGAACTCCATCGCGGTCTAGAGGAGATGAAGATGAGTTTACGCCGATGGCAGTTCGAGAAGGCCGAGCAGGGAAATGTGGTCATGCTCATCTGGCTCGGCAAGCAGTACCTCGGGCAGCGCGAAAAGGCCGACACGACCGTGACCGAGCAGGTCGTCACCATCGAGCGCATCGAGCCGAAGCTCGGCCTCGCGGAGTCGGCGTGATTGCGCGTCCGTCTCCCGTCGCTCGAGTCCGTCCTCCACTCGTCGCAGCGTGAAGTCCTGCGCCGGCTCGCGCGGTTCTCCGTCCTCGAGATCGGTCGCCGATGGGGAAAGACGACCTTCGGCATCCAGCTCGCAATCGACGCCGCCTGCGCCGGCCGTCGCGTCGGATGGTTCGCGCCCTCGTACAAGTATTTGGCCGATCCCGTCCGCGAGTTCGAGCGCGCCCTCGCGCCGATCGTCTCGCGCCATGACCGCGTCGAGAAGCGGCTCGAGCTCGCGACGCGCGGCGCGATCGACTTCTGGACGCTCGAGGATGTCGACTCGGGCCGCGGCCGCTCGTACGATCTCGCGGTCATCGACGAGGCGGGCTTCGTGCCGCGGCTCCTCGAGGCATGGCGCGCGTCGATCCGCGCGACGCTCGCCGACCGCAAGGGCCGCGCGCTCTTCCTCGGGACGCCGAAGGGGACGGGCGACTTCCATCGTCTCTACCAGGAGGCCGAAGCCGACGAGTCGGGCGAGTGGCGCGCTTTCCGAATCGGCTCCGTCGCGAACCCGTACCTCGACGCCGCCGAGATCGACGCCGCGCGGCGCTCGCTCCCGCCCGAGATATTCGCGCAGGAGTTCGAGGGCGTGCCGGCGGAGGACGGAGGGAACCCGTTCGGCCTCGATGCGATCCGCGCGTGCCTCGCGCCGCTTGCGGACACCGAGCCCGAGGCCTGGGGCGTCGACCTCGCGAAGAGTCAGGACTGGACGGTCGCCGTAGGCCTCGACGCCGAGGGGCGCGTCTGCCGGCTCGAGCGATGGCAAGGCCCATGGTCGACGACGCGCGAGCGCCTCGCGCGCATGATCGGGCAGACCGTCGCACAGGTCGATTCGACTGGCGTCGGAGATCCGATCGTCGAGGATCTCCGCAAGGTGTGCCGGCGCGTCGAGGGATTCAAGTTCTCATCGTCGAGCAAGCAACAGCTCATGGAGGGTCTCGCGCTCGCCATCCAGACGGGCGAGATCCGATTCCCCGACGGATGGTTGCGAGCCGAACTCGAGGCGTTCGGATTCCGATACTCGGGGAGGACGGTCTCGTACGAGGCGACGGTCGGTCACGACGACGGCGTCTGCGCCCTCGCGCTCGCCGTTCTCGCGCGCCGCGCGCGTCGTCCCCTCACGATCAAGGTCTTCTGATGAACCTACTCGCTCGAATCAAGGCGGCTTTCACAAGTGAGAAGGTGCGCGCCTCGAGCGTGAGCGTCGTCGGCGCGGCGGGGCAGGAACTCCGTCAGCCGTTCTCATACGACGCCGCCGTCCGCCGCTACTCGTCGTGGGTCTACGCCGCCGCGAACCTGAACGCCATCGCCGTCGCGTCGACGCCGCTTCGCCTCTATGTGCGGAACCGCAGCGCCGGCACGAAGGTCTTCCGGACCCGCCGCGTCGACCGTCGCGCGAAGGCCTACCTCGCGGGCGACTCCGCGTACGCGCCGTCGCGCCAGGTCGTCCGCAAGGTCGCCGAGTTCGCGAGCGACTTCGAGGTCGTCGAGGATTCGCACCCCATCCTCGAGCTCCTCTCGCGCGCGAACCCGTACCAGAACGGATTCGACGCGACCGTCCTCCGCGTCCTCTACGGCGAGCTCACGGGGAACGCGTACCTTCATCCCATCATCGACGAGCGCCTCGGGATCCCCGTCGAGCTCTGGACGCTCCCGTCGCAGAATGTCGAGATCGTCCCCGGCAAGGAGCGGTTCATCGACGGCTACCTCTACGGCGCGACGCGGCAGAACCGCACGCTCTTCACGCCTGAAGAGATCATCCACTTCCGCCGACCGAGCCCGTCGAACATGTACTACGGCGCGGGGAAGCTCGAGGCCGCCTGGGGCGTCGTCCTCCAGAACGAGGAGATCCATGCGATGGATCTCCACTTCTTCGCGAACAAGGCGCGTCCCGACTGGCTCCTCACGGTCAAGGGCGACGCGCATCCAGACGAACTCGAGCGGCTCGAGGCGCAGATCGACGAGAAGCTCCGCGGCTCGAAGCGGTCTGGACGCTTCATCTCGGCGACGGCGGAGATCGACATCAAGCCTCTCCAGTTCCCGCCGAAGGATCTCGCGGGGCGTGACGAGGTCGTCGAGGAGATCGCCGCCGTCTTCGGCGTTCCCGTCTCGATGCTGAAGGCGAACGACCCGAACCTCGCGAGCGCGCGTCAGGGCTTCCAGACCTGGCGCGAGTCGACGATCCTCCCGCTCCTGCGGATGGATGAGGAAGCGCTGAACCAGTCGCTCGTCCCGCTCTTCGGCATCGAGGGCGACGCGTTCCTCGCATATGACAACCCCGTCCCCGAGGACGAGCAGTTCCAGCTCACGCGTCGGACGGCGCTCGTCGCCGGCGGCATCCTCACGATCAACGAGGCGCGCGCGGAGGAAGGGCTCGAGCCCGCGGAGGAGCCTCTCGCGGACGAGCCGCTAGTCAACGGTCAGCCTCTCGGAACTATCGCGCAGTCGGCGACGCCGCTCTCGATGCCGATCGAATCTCCTGTCGAACCGACGCAGACGACCGAACCGAGCGGAACTCCCGATTCCGCCGAGGCGATCCCGCAGGATGTCGAGGCGGTCGCAGATACGGCGCTCAACGGCGCGCAGATTTCGAGCCTCGTCGACCTAGCCAAGTCCGTGCAGCTCGGCGAACTCCCGCTCGAGACTGCGAAGGCGATCGCCGGCGCGGCGTTCCCGACGATCGACCCTGCCGTCATCCAGTCGATCTTCGATCCGATCGAGCCGAGCGCGCCATCGGAGCCGATCGCGACCGACCGTATCCTATCGGATACAGCCGCCATCGAGACGAAGCCCGAGCGCCAGGAGGGCGAGACGCTCGAGGACATCGACACGCGCCCGCCGCAGGCCGTTGCCGACAACGCACGCCGCGCGCTCGAGGTTCGCGCCGAGAAGCCCGAGTCGCAGCGCGGGATGACCGAGGTCGGCATCGCCCGCGCGCGCGACCTCGCGAACCGCGAGAACCTCTCCGAGGACACGATCCGCAGGATGCTCGCGTACTTCGAGCGGCATGAGGTCGACAAGCAGGGCGAGACCTGGGACGAGCAGGGGCCTGGATGGCAGGCATGGCACGGGTGGGGCGGCGACGAGGGCTTCGCCTGGGCGCGTCGCAAGGTCGACGAGTTCGATCGCGCCCGCGGCGAGAAGCGCGCGAAGCCGTGCGGATGCTGCGCCGGCGCGAAGCGGAAGTCCGCCTCCGCGCTCTGGACGAAGGCCTCAAGGGAGGACGCCGAGCGCGAGTTCGACGAGATCACCGAGCGCGAGAAACTAGTCGCGCGCGGCGTCTCGGAAGTCCTGGCGGCGCAGGTCGCCGCCGTCGTCCGCGAGATCCGCAAGGCCGAACGCCCGACGGCAGAGCTCGTCGCGAAGGTCGAGCGCCTCATCCGCTCGAACCGATGGGACGCCGCGCTCGTGGACTCGCTCCGCCCGTTCATCGCGGACGCGCTCGAGGCGGGCGTCTCGCTCGGCCTCGAGACGGTCGCGAGGGTCGAGGGCGCGCCGACCTTCACTCCGAACAAGGACGATCTCGCCGCCTACACGCAGGCGGAGTCGACGCGCCTTGCGCGCGTCGCCGGCTCGAGCGTGAACGGCTATACGAGCGTCCGCGTCCGCGACCTCCTCGAGGACGGGATCGAGAAGGGCGAGACGATCGACGACCTCGCAGACCGCGTCCAGGACTGGGCCGGCGAGAAGGGCGACGCCGATCGACTCGTCCGCAACCGCGCGCTCATGGTCGCCCGCACGGAGGCGCAGCGCGCGACGCGCGCCGCCGAGGTCGAGGCCTGGAAGGCGACGGGCGTCGTCGAGGGGAAGGCCTGGCTCCTCGCGCCCGATCCCTGCGAGTTCTGCGAGGCGGCGTCGAAGGCGTTCTCGAAGAACGCGGTCGGTCTCGGCGAGTCGTTCTACGCGAAGGGCTCGACGCTCGTCGGCGCGGACGGCGGCGAGATGGTTCTCGACTACGAGGACATCCAGGGGCCGCCGCTCCACCCGAACTGCCGATGCTCGCTTCAGCCGCGTCTACGCGACGACCTCGAGGAGATCGCGACGGACATCGAGCGCGAACTGGGGATCGGATGAACACCATGCAGACTCACCGCAAGGCGCTCGCCGCCGACATCGTCCCGACCGCGAAGGGCTTCTCGGCGATCATCACGGCCGAGACGCTCGACCGCGACGGGGAAGTCCTCATCCCCGCCGGCATGAACGCGAAGGAGTTCGAGCAGAACCCGACGCTCTTCTGGAACCATGACTACGCGCTCCCCGTCGGGCGCTGTACCGGCCTGAAGCGCGGCGACCTCGACATCCGCGGCGAGTTCGTCTTCGCGCGCAAGCCCGACGGCTACGCGGGCGAGTTCTTCCCCGAGGTCGCCGCGGCGCTCGTCGGGCAGGGCGTGTGCAACGCCGTGTCCGTCGGCTATGTCCCCGAGGACGGCGGGATGCGTCGCGCCAACGATGTCGACCGTAAGAAGTACGGCGACGCCGTCCACACGATCTACTCGCGATGGAAGCTCCTCGAGGTCTCGCTCGCGCCGCTCCAGGCGAATCCCGCCGCGCTCATCACGGCGGTCAAGAAGGGCGTCATGTCGCCGACCGCGTGCAAGCGATGGTTCGGCGTCGAGGCTCCGCGGCGCGTCGTGGTGACCGTGCCGATTCCCGCGCCCTCACGCGCGAAGTCGTCGCCGCCGATCAAGATCGACGAGGCCATCGCGCGCGGCATCGCCCGCGCGAAGGGCAAGCTCTACCTCTGAGACGGGCGGACGACCTACGGCGCGGGCCTGCAAGCGTCCCTTACGGCGATGGGCGACGAGCGGAAACGGAACGAATCTCATGAAGACCATGACCATCGAAGGCTTCCAGAAGGCGCTCGCCGCCGCCGCGAAGCAGAAGGGCGAGTCGGGCGCGATCGAGCAGAAGAAGCTCATCCTCGGCTCGTACATGATCACCGACGCCGACGGCGTCGCGGTCGACCCCGAGTCGATCGACATTCACCTGATGCCTGCCGCCGGCGAGGTCGAGCAGGAGATGAACGAGGAGAATCCCATGACCGAGGAGAAGATCGCCGAGACCGTCGCGAAGTCGGTCAAGGCCGCGTTCGCCGACTTCGCTCCGAAGTCGCCCGTCGTCACCGCCGTCGAGGCTCCGCGCCTGAAGACCTTTGGCCGCCTGAAGGCGTTCGGCAACGACGCCGCCGGCAAGGAGACCGCGTTCCGCTTCGGCACCTGGTGCCTCGCGGCGATGGGTCACAAGAAGTCGGCCGACTGGGCGGCGAAGAACGGCCTCCCCGTGATCCGCCAGAAGGCCCATGTCGAGGGCATCAACTCGGCGGGCGGCTTCCTTGTCCCCGACGAGTTCGACTCGGAGCTCATCACGCTTCGCGAGGAGTACGGCGTCTTCCGCCGCAACGCGCGCGTCGTGCCGATGTCGTCGGACACCAAGCGCATCCCGAAGCGCAAGTCGACTCTCTCCGCGTACTTCGTCGGCGAGGCTTCGCCGATCACCGAGTCGACCCAGGTCTTCGATAGCGTCACCCTCGTCGCGAAGAAGCTCGGCGTCCTCACGACCGTCTCGAGCGAACTGAGCGAGGACGCGGTCGTCAACCTCGGCGACGATGTCGCGAGCGAGATCGCCTACGCGTTCGCGCTCAAGGAGGACGAGTGCGGCTTCATGGGCGACGGCACCTCGACCTACGGCGGCATCGTCGGCCTCAATAGCGCGCTCACCGACGCGACCTACCAGGTCTCGGACGGCGGCGCGACGACCTACGCCGGCGTCACGCGCGACGAGCTCCACGCGGCCTTCCGCAAGCTCCCCGCCTGGGCGGCGCAGCGCCAGAACATCAAGATTTACTGCTCGAAGAACGCGTTCCACTCGATCTTCGAGCGCCTCGCGATGGCGGCCGGCGGCGTGACCGCGGCCGAGATCGCCGGCGGCGCGGCTCCCCGCTTCTTCGGATACCCCGTCGAGTTCACCCAGGTCATTCCCGTGAGCGAGACCGGCGGCGCGACCTTCGCGTTCATCGGCGACCTTGCCCAGGGCGCGATCATGGGCGACCGTCGCTCGACCTCGATCGCGTTCTCCGACTCGGCGCTCAATGCGTTCGAGCAGGACGAGCTCGCGGTTCGCGGCACCGAGCGTTTCGACATCGTCTGCGCGAATGTCGGCGACGCCACGCAGACCGGCGCGATGGTGAAGCTCACCCTCTGATCGACGGCGGGCGCGGCGGAGATGTGACGCCGCGCCCGATCCCATCCAAACACTCACGCAGGAACGAACACCATGCGACAGAACTCCACCACCCGAATCGCCGGCATCGGCGCGACCAACGCGTCGCAGCTCACGGCGACCGTCGATACGCTCGGCTTCTCCTACGTTCGCATCCTCTGCCTCGCGAACTCGACGGTCGGTCTCTCGACGACGCTTGCGAACAACAAGCTCGAGGAGTCGGACGACGGCACTAACTTCGCCGAGATCACCGCGGCCGCGGCCGGCACGGCATACACGCCGTCGAGCGCGACCGTCTCGACGACGCTCGCGAAGCTCTCGTACAATGTCGACCTTCGCGGTCGCAAGCGCTACCTCAAGGTCACCTTCACGCCTGGCGCGACGACGGCTCCGATGATCGTCGCGGATCTCGGGCTTCCGGCCGACGGCAAGTCGACCGCGACCGAGATCGGCGCGGCCTTCTCGGCCGACCTCTGAGAAACGACGACCGATCGCGGCGCGGAAACGCGCCGCGATCGCTTCCATGCGATACCCAGACTCTGCACTCCCGATCGCGGTCGGCGCGACGAATGTCTCGACCCTTTCGTCGATCGTCGACACCCGCGGATTCCGATACGCGAAGATCGCGTGCGTCGCCGTTCCCGAGGTCGCACTCGCGAGCGCGACGGGAGCGAACAAGCTTTCGGAATCGGACGACGGCTACACCTTCACCGACATCGACGCGACGAAGAGCGGCACTGGCTTCACGCCGGCGAGTACCGTCGGCCCATCCGCGAAGCCGCTCGTCTCGTATGAGGTCGACCTCCGCGGTCGGAAGCGGTTCCTCAAGGTCGACTTCGCGACGGCCGCGACGACTCAGCCGATGATCGTCGCGCAGTTCGACGGCGGCGAGTCGTTCAACCGCGTCGCGCCGATCCTCGGCGGGATCTACGGCGGCGATCGCGCTCGGCAGTTCGTCCTCGATTGCATCGAGGGGCGCGATTCGCTCGACATCATCGGAGTCGGCGACTCAAACCAGGGACACGACAACTTCGGATACACCGACGGAATCGCGTACGGCATGATCCAGATGGGCGCGCCCGTCTACGCGACTCCGATCGCCCCTGGGGCGGCGGGAACTGCATCGGCCATCTCGTTCTTCCCTGGTCTCTCATACGGATACAACGCGACGAATACTGGAAGGCCGCAGACGACCGAGTCGACCATCGGCGTGCTTGGATCGACGCAGTCTTATCCCGCTATCAATGACGAGTGGAATAATGATTCTAATGGGATCATCTTTGGATCGAGCGGGTTCTGGAACTGGCTTTTCGTCAATGCAAGCGCGACGAGTCTTTCGGCTCAGATTTCGATAGCAGTCGACGCGGCGATGCCGATCACCGCCGAGCACATCTGGCGAATCGGCGTCGCGACCTTCGACTCTGGATCGGGAGAGATCACCTTCCGAGTCGACAACGCGAACACGGGCGCGGCGATTGTCACGGAGACCTTCTCCTCGAACACGGGCGCAATCGGATTTCAGCCGTTTGAGATCACGATCGCGGCTGATTCCGCGAGGAACTACGGTCTGCGCCTAAGGCCGTACGAGGAGGCTCCCGTCTCTCCGGCCGGAATCCTCTGGATGAGCGTCTATCAGCGTCGGCGCGGCTTCGCCTCAAACCACTACCACTCTGGCGCAGGGCAGACCGTCAGTCAGATGGGCGCGTCGATGGATGGCAAGCCGATGATGAAGACCTTCCTCACCGAAGTTCGCGCGCGCCAGATCGCCGCTGGCGGTTCGGGGCGCGTCCTCATCGCGATGAATGGCGGCGTCAACGGCGTCGCGAATACCGCGGACTGGCCGACCGGCGCGGAGCTGATTCGGAACTACTGGCGCACGGCATGGCTCGAGCTCGGATATCCCGAGTCGGATCTGGCGTTCCTCTTCTCGGTGACGCACCAGAGGGCCGCGGTCGACGATCTCGCGACCGCGCGAGCGGCGGCGAAGGCATGGGTCGCAGGCAAGCCCGATGCGACCGTGTACGATGTCGCGGAGCAGTCTCTCTTCGATGTCCTGAACAACCGCACGCTTCTGAAGGATGCCGGCCTCGTTCATATGTTCGCGGATGGATACCGCTATGTCGGCCTGCGATGCATCGCGTCCCTCGTCGCTCGCGATGTCGAGACGACGACCGTGAGCATCTGACTCTCTCTCTCGGGCTCGAGCGGCGGAAACGCCGCTCGGGCCTTTCACCTCAGGAGACAACCGATGCAAGAGAGAGACTGGAACGGATGGGTCGCGTCCCTCGAAGACGCCTCGCTCGAGGTTCTCGATACGGGCGACGCGCTCGCGAGGACGCCGACGCCGAAGGCCGTCGAGACGCTGCGGTTCTGGGCGTCGAAGGTCAGGGACGGCGGTCGGATGACCTTCACCGTCCCGAACGCGGAGAGCGCCTTCAACGCGTACGCGAACGGGACGGGCGACGCCGACGAGATGCTCCTCGCCGGCGGCGAGTACCGCTCGATCTGGAATCGGGACAAGCTCTCGCGAACGGCGAACCTCGCGGGCCTCGAGATCACGGGCGGCCG